TTTGTCTTTTGATTTGTTTTTACCTTTCTTTACTGTGGCTTGATCTACATCGGGTCTTCCTTCGCCGGATACACGTCCTGTTTCCAAGTTAAATTGACCTTGTTCGGATTTTAGTAAGTCGAAAGGTTTAGGTTCAAATCCTAATTTTCTCAATAACATGTCATCATATATGAACCAATTGTCAAACCTGTAAAGTAAAATGGCGACTCTTTCGCGGAAACCGGCTTCAGTAAGAAGCATAACGAGAACGAATACGATAATTACGGTTGTCAAGTTTATAGTTTCATAATATTTACCACTGTATGTCGGAATATAGTTGATAATTCTGTCAATAAAGAATATACCGACAATCATAAAAGTTAACTCGATAAAAGTTAATATAAATATATACAATGAAGAGTCTTCGTGGGTAATAGAAGGGAAATATTTTTTCGTAAAATAAAGAAACAATATAACAGGTACTATAGTTATTGCTAAATATTGTGTAATATTTAACAAGTCTTGTTGTTTAAATTTTGATAATTTAAATACATAAGCGAAAAATCCCTGATTCGTAATAGGTTTTATACTATCATCGTCCATTTTATATATGAATTATATTAAGAAATTAAATAAAATAAATTAAATAATTAAAACATTTTTACAAAATAAACATTAAAGATATTTAAAAGTATAGTATAAATTATAGTAAATATAAACATACATACGATCGTGAAAAATGTTGAAAAGACTTGCTAAATATAATATGAACTGTAACTATTCTGTATCAGATGAAAAATATGAAGAGCATGAGGAATATCAGTACCTAAATCTGATTCATGATATTTTAGAGAATGGTGTAACAGAGCAAGGTCGTAATGGAGTGACTAAATCTATTTTTGGAGCTTCGATGATTTTTTCTTTACGTGATGGTAAAATTCCAATACTAACGACAAAGCGTACGGCTTGGAAAACATGTTTTAAAGAGTTGTTATGGTTTATTCGCGGGGATACTAGCAATGAAAAGCTGCACGAACAAGGCGTTCATATATGGGATGGTAATGCATCTCGCGAATTTCTAGATAGCAGAGGGCTTTATACGAATGTAGAGGGCGATCTCGGGCCTGTATATGGACACCAATGGAGGCATTTTAATGCGCCATATATGGGATGTAGTGCTAACTATATTGATACAGGAGTAGACCAGCTTCAGAATATAATAGATGTATTAAAAAATGCTGATCCGAATGTTAGAAATAGTAGACGTTTAGTATTGAGTGCGTGGAATCCTTGTCAACTGGACGAAATGGCGCTACCTCCTTGTCATGTTTTGATGCAGTTTAATGTATCCGAAGGTAATAAATTATCGTGTGCATTATATCAGAGAAGCGGTGATGTAGGGTTGGGTGTACCCTTTAATATAGCAAGTTATTCGGCACTCACACATATAATTGCTAAACATACGGGTTTAGTAGCAGAAGAATTTGTATATCATTTAGGTAATGCACATATATATGAGGAACATATGGAAGCGCTGAGGGGGCAGTTAAGTAGGAGGCCATATGAGTTTGCAAAGATAGAGATTAATGAGACGAATGAGAACCGTGAGAAAATCGATAATTACCGGATTGAAGATATTAAATTAGTAGATTACAAAAGTCATGAAACAATTGCGATGAGAATGATTGCATGATGTATATAATCTTTAGGAAGTATTTTTGTTTTATTTTTTGTTATTATTTTATTTTAATAGTTATAAAATAAAATGATTGCGTATAAAAAGGTTTAAAATACTATTACTATGAAATATATAAGATTACTATAATAGTATGAGTAATAGTGCGTCGATATCAGCAGCAAAGAAGAGACGAGGGGGTCTTCCTCCGCCTATGGGGAATGGAGGTGGTCCGGGACTAGGAATGAATTTACCGCCGGGGTTACCTCCAAATTTCCGTCAGCTTCCTCCACAGGTTCAGCAGCAGATATATCAGCAGTTACAGCAGAGGGCTATGGCTGCTGCGGCTGCGAAAATAGTTCCTCCTGCTCCGCAAGGATCTCCGCAGCAGTCTATGTCTATGCCCCCAGCTCCGATACAAACAAGAGTAGCTACTCCTGGTATGGGTAATAGTACTGTAAATGTACCTGGTCCATATACGGTAAATCCTGTTATACACAACAGAGCTATGTCGGAAGTAGAGGGTATTCATATACGTGATTTGCCTATTAGTGCTGCAGGTTTACCGTGTTTACCGTCAGGTGCAGCTCTTCCACCGAATGTATTATTTAAGTTGCATCATGATGAGTTGTTAAATATGGATGCGATACTTAATGAGCATTCTAATAGAATACAAATGTTGTCAAATAGAGTTGAGAAGGGTCAGATGTCTGGTTCGGTGAATGGTGCGGGTGCAAATAATACAAATACCGTTTTGGATGTTGGTGTTGGTAATAAAATGAATGAACATGGTGATTTTTCGTATGACAAACTTGTAAACAATACTGATTTTATAACAAAAATCCTGGATAATATATTGACAAATACTAATTTATCGGATATAATCAATCAAATCGAGCCGCTTCAGAAAGAGAATGAGTCATTGCGGAGCTTATTGAATTCTCAACAGACTACATTAAATGAGTTGTCCGGACTTGTAATGAAACTGCTTGCAAATGGCTTACCTTCTTATGTTGGTAACCATGGAGCCCCTCATGATGGTGTAGATGTTAGTTGTTATGATAACTCTAATGTATTTGCTTCAGACGAGGGTCATTATAGTGGACAAGAGATGACCGAGTCAAATTATGACTGTATCCAGGTAGAAGGTATACAAGAAGGTAGCTTAGAAGAAGTTGTGGAATGTATGGAAGTTGTAGAGGAGGGTGATGGGCATGAAGAGGATGAGGAGGGTATAGAAGGAACAGAAGCGTGAGATTAATCGAAATTCGAAGGTAAAAATAAATAATATAAACGTAATGGTTTATATTATTAAATTGATAAATGAATGAGTATAAATTTACAAATATTAGTATAAAAATAAATTAGTAAAAATAAATATATTATCATGAAAGAAGTTATAGCTCTAATAGTATTTTGTCTTGTATTATTTATTTACTTACATGTATGTTTTCACTTGAAGAAAGTGGATGATTTAGAGATATATGAATTGTGCGAGCCTTCCAAAGACAAGTTGGAGGAGGTATGTGATTTAAGGCAACCGGTTGTGACTGATTTTATGAATGATAAATTAATGACAAATTGTAATTTAAATAGTATTAAAACAGCATATGGTGCATATGATATAAAAATAAGAAATACGAAGGAGTATGATGACGAAACAGAGTTGTATGTTCCTTTAGCGATAAGTGAATCAGCTGAATTATTTAAGAAAGACAAAGATTCAAAGTACATTAGCGAAAATAACTACGATTTTTTAGAAGAATCGGGTCTTATCAACTATTACAAAAATAATGATATGTTTTTGAGACCATCTATGGTTTCATCGTGCTCGTATGATATAATGTTCGCATCATTAAATGCTGAAACGCCTCTTCGATATGACATGAATTATCGCAACTATATTTTAGCGACGCATGGTAAGGTAACGATAAGATTATTTGCACCGAAAGCTACGAAGTATTTATATTCTGTGAATGACTATGAAAATTTTGAATTTATATCGCCAGTGAATCCGTGGGGTGTACAGGAGAAGTATCGTTCTGATTTTGACAAATTGAGGAGCATAGATGTATCATTAATGCCTGGACAAATGATACATATACCTGCGTATTGGTGGTATAGTATAAAGTTTGTGAAGTCAAATACGTCACTGTGCGTATTTAAATATAAGACGTATATGAGTGCGTTATCAATAAGTAATCATTTAATAATGAGAATGTTGCAGAGGCAAAATACCAAGCATGTTATAGCGAAACAGATCAGTGTTAGCGTACGAGGCGTACAACATAGTGAACCGATTGTATTAAATGATAAAGATACTTCGGGTGTTATGGGGGAAGATGGTTCAAAAGATGTAAAAATAGATGTATTGAATGAAGGGGGGAATGGTTCGAATACTATACAAAAACAGGTGGATAGCGAAGCTAACATTGATGGTTTTGGTAATAGTAGTTTAAGTGCGGCACCTGTTCAACAATCAGAGCATCTTCGAGTAGGCTAATAAATTGTGAAAGATTAATGTCGGATTTTTTGGATAATACGAGCATAAAGGGGTCTCTAAAGGGGACGGGTATAGTGTTTAAAATTTGAGCGTTAATATATTTATCTTTATCGAAGTAGTTATCGGGGTAGTCGTCATAATAGTTGAATGCTTTTTTAAAAATGATAATAGTAGAAAATAAAAATGCGATAGACCATAGATCGTATTGTTTATTATTTTTGGTCCATACGTAGTGATAACCTTTATTGAATGATATATTTTTTGTTTCGGGGCAACAGAAAGGGCGTGTTCCGCCGGTTCCTTGTGATACGCGATGAATACCGGATAGCCCGAAGTCTATAATATAAGGTATGTTACTAGATATATCTACTAATATATTATCGGGTTTAATATCGCCATGAACTATGTCATGAGAGTGCATAAAAAGTATAGATTTTGATATAGTAATGCACATTTGAATATAATACGTAATATTATAAAATCTGTTATTATATAACCGTATCCATTTATGGAGAGAGACAGTATTTTTTATGCGCGGTTGAATACTGAAGTGCATAACTCTGTTTTTTTCTTTGGTTTTATCTTTGGCGTTATCTGTATTTTTTCTAATACTATGTACGTAGTAAGGTAGAACTATATTATAAGGCTGTATTATGCCTTTTCCGATGCGATACATAACTTCAAGTTCAGGAATGAAAATATCGCTTTCATCGTCAATTTTAATGATAAAGTTATTTGTTTCAAAAACGCCATATCGTGTGAATAAGTCTATTAAATCTCCATTATACGTTTTTAATTGATGTAGACTAGTGAGGAATCGAGTGTCGGGGTTTAAAATTTTGGTAACAATTTCTTCAAATTCTTTAAAAATATATGGTTTTAATATAGTTTGTAAGTTGCTGTAATTATGTTGTTCATCATAGAAATCTGAAACATAATTTTGGTATTTATCTATATTTTGCTTATTATTTGTATATTCTTGTACTTGTGTATCATCGATAATATTATCAATTACGGATGAAATAATGTTGTAAGTATATTTAGACAGGTCTATAAATTGTGTATAATCGTTGGTAGATTTTGCGTCTTGGTCTTGGTCTTTGTGCTGGTGTTGGCGTGGGTCGTTGGAGATTTCATGTGTTAGTGTATTATGTATAGTAGTAACTGTTGTCATAGTTGTAGTAATTGTTATAATATCTGTTTCTATTTTTGTTTCAGTAACTTTTGTATTAATATTAGTATTATTGTGTTTAGTATTTAAATAAGATGAATCGGGGGCCGAAGATGGGTCAATATAGTGAGTTTTATTTGTGTTACTTTGTTTCTTAGTCTTTGGTGTAATTTTATTTTTAAAAATATCAAATTTATTTTTAAAAAAAGATATAAATTTTTGCATGGGTTTATTGGAATTTTCTTGCATTGTATATGAGTATATTTTTGTATAATAATATAACAGTATGTTTATATAGTTGTGCTAAATATAGTAACCGAAGGTAGATTCTTCACAGAATTCGATATATAAGAAACCGTCTTCATCTGTATTTTCTTTGTAAATATTGCCGATGAGTGATGTAATGGGGAAAACTTTGTTATTAATAAAGAAGAATAGAGCAATAGAAGGTTCAAGTTTTAGTTTATCGCGTAGAATTTTTATAAATTGTCCCATAGTTATGTCATATGGTACGAGGTATTTAATTTTGTGAGAAGCGGCGTTATAAGTATTATAACTTGCGGAAGATGGTGACATTTCGACAATAACGGGGATACGGTCGGGGTAAAGTGAAGTCATTTTGAATGATTTTTTCTTTCTTTCTTCTAGAGGTGTTGATTTTTTATAGTTGGATGTCGACTGGGGCATAATGTTTATATAAGTAATTTATATAGTGTATATAGATATATGTATTTTGTATTTATATTATATTATTTATGTGATATAATATAATTGTTAATAGTGAATTAATATTATTATATATTTTAACTAAATTTATTATTCCATTTATCTAAAACGAGTTGTGTATCTGTTTGATACTGTAGTTTTAGTTTATGGAGAATGTTAAGAAGTATATATTTATGATTACCTTTTATAAACTTTATGCTACGTTCTATATGTTTTATTGTTTGGTTTAATTTTTGCATTGACTGAATGAAGTGTGGAGGTGGTTTGGTGTAGTAATTATTGTCATGATTATTAGAATGCAATAAATGTTGAATACTGTGTAATATTGTAGCATAATGATTTTGCACGCGATATCGTGTTAATAGTAGTTGTCTATATATAGTGTAGTCTTCATTATATATTTTTAATTTTTGAAATAAGTTATGGACGTGTTGATAGGAGTTTTGTCTGGAGTATTTAATATTTTGAATGATTATTTTGATGTGAGGTGAAATAACAATGGATGGTGATGGTGAGGGTGAGGGTGAGGGTGAGGGTGAGGGTGAGGGTGAGGGTGAGGGCGTGTGTATCGTTGTCGACACATGATGTAGTGCCGATGTTTGCACGTGAGTTGGTGTGTGTATCGTTGTCGACACATGATGTAGTGCCGATGTTTGCACAGGATGTGGTGCCG